TATATTTGGTGATAAAAAATTCTCTGATATTTTAGAAGAGATTTACAACAATCAAAGAAAAAAGTCAGAACAGGTAACAGCATTAATATCTGAATTAAAACCATTAGTTCAAGAAATAGGGGATGCAACATTAATAGTACCCCTTATTAAGGAGTACATGGATTTAGGGATTAAAAATGATGAGCAGTTAATTAAAATGGCTACAATCATCCAAAGAGCATTTTCTAAACAGGCTGAAGAAGGGGGAAGTGGTATTTCTGAAGAAGAAAAATCACAGTTACTGGCTGAATTAGATAAAATAGAAAATACTAAAAAACTAAATGGCTAAGAGAATAACAGGGGCTTCTAAAGGTACCCAACAACTTTCTAAATCATCACAGCCTACAATAATATCTGGGAGGGTAAAGTACTGTATCTTAAATGATAAAGAAAATCCTTCTATATTTAAACAGTATGGGGAGTGGTCTTCTATTGGTTCTATATTTTTTCAAGGTATAAATGAAGCAAATAATTCTAATGTTGTAGAATTAGGTAATATTGCAAAACCTTTATTCCCAAATAGCAAAACCTACCCATTAGAAAATGAAATTGTTTTCATAATTAGCCTCCCAGATACAACATCACAAAACTTCTCAACTCAAACTAGTTATTACTATTTCCAACCAGTAAATATTTGGAATAGTGTTCACCATAATGCTCTTCCTGACCCATCCACTTTAGATCCAAATCAAACCCAAGATTATGAACAGGTTGAAGGTGGTGCTATAAGAAAAGTAGAAGATGGGAGTACTGAAATAACTTTAGGTGATACATTCCAGGAAAGATTAGACGTTAAAAATATTCAACCTTATGAAGGTGATGTAATACATGAAGGTAGATGGGGTCAAAGTATTAGATTTGGTTCAACTGTTAAAGGAGAAACTAATTGGTCAGCAACTGGTGAAAATGGAGATCCTATTATTATTGTTAGAAATGGCCAACATGGGGATGGAAAGGATCCATGGATCCCACAAGTAGAAGATATTAATAAAGATAAGTCAAGTATATATTTAACATCTACACAAGCTATACCTATTGAGGTTGCTAGTAAAGATTATAAATCTTATAAAACCTCTCCAATATCTCCATCAAAATATACTAACGAACAGATAGTTTTAAATTCAAGTAGATTATTATTCAACTCTAAATCAGACTCAATTTTAATGAGTTCTGCTAAATCTATAAGTTTAAATTCTATTGAAAGTGTTAATATTGATTCTCCAACCACAACAATTAATTCAAAAGAAATATATTTAGGTGATAAAAACGCAAGTGAGTCTGTAATATTAGGTGATAAGTTTTTAACAGATATGAGTAAATTACTCACACAAATTATAGCTTTAGGAACCGCATTACAAACACCCATAGGTACCCCAGTACCAGGAGTACCGAATGCTGCCATCCCTATCCCAGCTACCCAACTTGTCGAAATGGCTAAAAAAATGTTTAATAATGTTCAAACTTATAAATCAAAAGTAACGAAAACCAAGTAATGGCATTTTCAAAAATCATAATATCACAAGTAGTCAAAATGGCTAAAGAATCTGGGAAACTGGAGGACTTAATAGAATCATCTAAGGAAAAATTTATAGGTGAGGTGGAGAGTAAAATTAATTCTAAAGTTCCAATTCCACTCCCATTTGGGGTTAAAGATGTTTTATTGGGGAATGTTGTATTAGATAAATCAACAGTTATATCCTATCTCCCTTCACAAGAAGAAGCTATAACTATGGGAATAGATAAAATCCCAGAAAATATAAAAATCCAAATTAATGAAACTCTAGATAATTTAGAGGATACTTTAAACCAAGTTGTAGGGAAAACAAACCAAATAAAATCAGGCTTAAATACAATATTATTACCTTTAAACACTTTAAATATTTTAGGTACAACCCTAAAAACAATTTCCCAATCCTTAGATGCTGTAATAATATCCATGGAGGTATTTCAAAAGGTAGCACCTACCCCACCCCCTGGTGTACCTCTTTACCCATTTACTGGACTTCCTCAAGATGTTAAAGATGGAGCTGAATTTATAAATGTACCTATAAAGGGGGCAAGTTCTATTCTCCCTCCCCTTCTTAAACAAATTAATGGGGCATTTTCTACAGTATATGCTGCCCTAGAAGTAGTAGATGGTCTTATTATCCCATCAAGTATGTTAATATCCTTTTTAAGGACACTTATCAACTCCAACCCTGAGACATTTCAGGAAGATTTTGATAAAAATTTAAATTCTACCATTTCTAAGACCATAAATTCAATTCCAACCACAGGCTTATCCTCAAACCCAAATGCTAACTCTAACCTAGATGGGGATCTAGAAGAAAGGTTAAAACCTAACTCCCAAAATCCAATATTTCATAGAGGTTATAGGTTAACATTGCAATATGATGATAAAAATAAATTTTCCTTCCCATCAAGAAGGATTAAGGGTGTGACTAAAACAAGATCTACAGATCCAATCTTATACCACTCAATAGATAATAGTTATACTTATACTTCTTCACTATTAGTTATGGTTGGGGAAATGAAGAATAGAATTGATAATTCGCTAGTAATTCCTGTAGTTGAAGAACCATTAATACCTGAAATACCTGAAATACCTGATTTTGAAAAATATTCACCATTTCTATCAAAGGGTGATTTTGAGGGGGAAATTAGAAAACAAGGGACAGATTATTATAAATTTTCTTCATCATCTCCAGACAATCAATGGAAGCTTTTTACTCCAAACCACACCCCTATCTCCCGTCCAGGACGATATAGTGGGGAAAGGGTATCCTTTAAAATAAAAAGAAATAACGGTAAAAGGAGAAATAGTAAAAAATTTGAAGAATGGTGGGAAGATGACCCAGATAGAACTTATGCTTGGGTGGAGATATTAGGGGGTAGTTTATCTCAACAAAAATTAAAGTGGGAGAAACAGTAAATAAAAAAAACAATAAAAATTAATATTTATAATAAAACAACAATGAAGTCAACAGAATTAAAGAAAATGATTAAGGAGTGTGTGAAAGAAGCAATCCAAGAGGAATTGAAAGATATCCTATTGGAGGCTATAAAATCACCAAAACCTATTATTACTTCAAATCCTTCACCAGTTATGGAATCTCAAGTAATGGCACAACCCCCAACACAAATGGATGCCGCTAGTAGAAGAGCAGCATATGAATCAGTTTTAAATTCAACAGGTAACCAAATGTTTACATCCCAAGATGCTCAAGGATTTACTCCTAACCCATCTATGGATACATCAAATGGTTCACTACCTGCAGGGGAAGTTAATATGAGTCAAATAATGGGGTTAATGAATCAAAAATAATATATGCCAACAATAATTCCAAATAAATCCCCAATTGATACTGAAGCTCGAAGAGCTGTCGGTTTTAGCCTCCCATTAAATGGGAATGCTGTATTTAAACCAACATATCAAACTAGAGATCAGATAAAGTCTAACTTAATTAACTTCATGTTGACTAATAATGGGGAAAGGGTATTTAATCCAAATTTCGGGTTAGATTTAAGGAGTTATGTTTTTGAAAATACTACAGACCTTACTATAGAAGAAATAGAATTTAAAATACAAGAGGGTATAGCAGATTATTTCCCTCAAGTCTCAATTGAGAACTTATCAGTTTCTCCAAATCCAGACGCAAATCAAATAAGCATAACAGTAATATATTCAATCCCACAATTAGGTGTTGAAGATGAAATAACAATATCATTAGTATAATGGCAAATCAAAATAGAGATATTAGGTACATAAATAGGGATTTTAGTGATTTTAAAAATTCACTTATTGAATACTCTAAAACATATTTCCCAAACACATATAATGACTTCTCCCCGGCCTCAACTGGGATGTTATTTATCGAAATGGCCTCATATGTTGGAGATGTTTTGTCTTTTTATTTAGACAATCAAATCCAAGAAACTTTCATTCAGTACGCTAGACAAACTGAAAATTTATATAGTATGGCTTATGCTTTAGGGTACACACCTAAAGTTACAACTGTAGCTTCGGTTGATATAGATTTTTACCAACAAGTTCCTTCAAAGGTAGTAGGTACAGAAACAGTCCCAGATTTTGATTATTGCCTAATAATCCCCGAAAATACTCAAGTAACATCTAACATTGATAGTAGTCAAATATTTTTAATTGAGGATGTAATTGACTTCTCTAGTTCTAGTTCTTTAGACCCAACCGAAATCTCAGTATATCAAATCTCAGGTAACTTACCAACATATTACCTTTTGAAGAAAACAAGAAAAGCAATATCTTCAACAATTAATTCAACATCATTTACATTTACTACACCCACAAAATTTGATACTAGAAGTTTAGTAACAAATAATATTGTTGGTGTGTTAGATGTGACAGATAGTGATGGAAATACTTGGTATGAAGTACCCAATTTAGCTCAAGAAAGTGTTTTTGATACTATACGAAATACAAATACAAATGATCCAAATTATTCAACTGATGTTGAGGTACCATATCTATTACAATTAAAACAAGTACAAAGAAGATTTGTAGTTAGATTTTTAAACCAAACAACTCTCCAGTTTCAATTTGGTGCAGGTAGCACAGGTTTAACAGATGAAGAAATTGTACCAAACCCAGATAATGTAGGTTTAGGTTTACCATTTGAAAAAAATAAACTTACTACAGCATTCTCCCCTGTAAATTTTGTATTTACAAACACATATGGAATGGCTCCTTCAAATACAACTCTCACAGTTAGATATTTAACGGGAGGTGGAGTTTCATCAAACATAGACTCAGGTACCTTAACAATATTAGATGATACTAATGTTAAGTTTATAAATCAAAGTCTACCTAGTACAACATTAGCTAACCAAATATTCAATTCTTTAGCGTCAAATAACCCATTAGCCGCTGATGGTGGACAAGATGGTGATACTGTAGAGGAAGTGCGTTTAAACGCAATGGGTAATTTCCAAAACCAACTTAGAACAGTAACCCCACAAGATTACCTAATTAGGGCTCTTTCAATGCCTTCAAATTTAGGTACTATTTCAAAAGCATTTGCTGCTCCAACTAAGATAGGAGATTATAATGTTGGTGAATTACCTACAATCCTAGACTTATATGTTTTATCTTATGATATAGATAAAAAATTAAGAACAGCATCTCCAACCTTAAAAAGAAATCTCCAAACCTACCTTTCGGAATATAGGATGGTAAACGATTCTATCAAAATTAAAGATGCTTTTATAATAAACATTAGTGTGAACTTCGATATAGTGGTTTTACCAAACTACAATAATAATGAAATTTTAACTAATTGCATCTCAGAATTACAAGACTATTTTAATATAGATAAGTGGCAAGTAAATGAACCTATTTTATTAAAAGATTTATACATATTACTTTCAAAAGTAGAAGGTGTTCAAACTGTAAAAAATATTATTATAGATAATCTTACAGAAGGTATATATAGTGAATATGCTTATGATGTTAAGGGTGCTACTTCAAACGATGTAGTTTATCC